GTTTACCTGTCTCTTTGCCTGATTCTCCCGAAAAGTAATCTTGAGGAACAAATACAAAGTTAATAACACGACCGCTAGCACGAGTAATTTTCATGCTGATATTTGTGAAAGCTTCAACCTGATCAGTAAATGCTTTTTGGTCTGCATTACCAGGAATATCTCGCATGACTAATTCAAAGTCTTGATCTTCAGGAAGCGCTTTATCGAAGTATGATCGCCTTGTAGCGCCGATATCGGTATCATCTTCCCATTGTTTGCCTGAGTTTACCTGTGGTATTACGTCAATCCCTGGTAAAAACTTGTCAACAGGTTGCTCTCCTGTTGAACAAAATTGCAGTGTTGAACCATGTGAGTCAACAGTATCAGCTGCTAGGCCAGTTGCTGGAATTGGATCTGGCATTTTACACCTCGTTAATTATGTTGTGATAATGAAAAATGTATTCGTATGACTCACGGTATAACTTTGAGCCAGTATCGAAGTCGGGTATGCGGCGATTTTTTAGTGCTAATTGCACTTTCACATCCGTATCGACAAACCCTTTTTTGTTGAAAGTTGATTCAATTTCTTTCGCTATTGCTTTAGCGTTAACTGGTAATTTGCTGTAGCAATCAAATTGCACAAGTGCTTCGCTTTGGTTATCTTCCATGTGAATTTCTATAGGCGTGTCATCATCAATCACAGTCAGCAAAATATAGTTATCTTTGCTGTTGTGGTTTTCCGTCAGATGGAAGTTTTCACCAATAAGCGCCACCAAACCTTGTGATGATAAAGCTTTTGTTCTTATGCTATTTTCTATCATTGTGCTTTGTTCTTTTTAGCTATACGACGTTGCGCCATTTGAATTCGTTTTGCTAAGCGGTGATTGATAACTACCACGACCTGGTTTGTCCGCTTTTGGAATGCCTGGCGAATAAATGGTTGAGCCTTTTGATTAGTAGTCCCGTATTCAACCTGCACTATATAAGGGACTCTAAAAACGCCTACTTTTACAAGTGATACCACACCTTTACCAAAGCGCTTTGTTTCTGCACCTGTTCGGTTTGTGCTGGCACGAACTTTAATACGTGATTTTAAAAAGCCTGGGCGGATTTCTACTTTTTGGCCGCTCTTGGTTTTAACTATACGCGCCAGTTCAGATTCAGGTGCATTACGTTGCATGCCTTGCTGATATTTCACAGCACCATCACGTATAGCGCTGGTCATCATGCCAGTTGCCTTTTTTGCACCTATCTCTTTAGAAATCTCTAGCAGCGCTTGCTCCATTTGCTTTAACCCTGAGATATCTATTCCTGCTTCAAGCATTGGTAATCTCCTTTACGGCAATAATGGTTTGAATATTGGAAAAGTCTTGATTAATTGGTTCGCCAATAATTTCAAATTGGCGCTGCTTATACATGATTTGATGGGTCGCTTTAATTTTACTGCTGTAACGGCAAGTAATTGTGTGGGTTACCTCGCCCATTAACTGGCCGCTTTGTTCTAGTTCTTTAGATGTGCCAGTTTTAATATTGACCCATTTATGAAAATCATGCTCATATGAATCAGTGTTGTAGCCGTCGTCTGACTTGGTGTTTTTGCCGAAACTCGCTTTGCAGTTGTATTTAGCCGCTGGCATGGTTTTCATAGTAATTCTACTGCTAATTCGTTTGCGATTGCTTTAAATGCATTTGGCATGTCATAAAGCTGCACGGGTGCGGTATCTTCACGATTTCGGAACCAATCAGCCACTAAAATTAAAATGGCTTGTTTCGCAAGATCGTATTTGTCTTTGTCAATTAACGTATTTGCCTCAATTGCATCATTCACCACAGCGGCATGACCCATAACGCATTCTATTTGCACTGCATCTGCTACTTTAAAGCCTACTGCAGGCCAGTTTCCGCCTAATTTAGGTGTAATGGTGGCTGTTAAGCCGTGTTCTACAACACGATACTCTGTTGGCTCAAGCGTTACATATTGGCCCAATGTGTTTATGTATTTAATTGATGTGATGCTCCTAAGCGGCGCGGTTGGTAAAACAATTTCCTTACAGAATTTAGGCATAGCAAATTGCCATGTTTGTTCTACGAGTAAACGGCCTGTGCGTTGTTCAAACCGTTTTCGCGCTCTCGGTACCAACGTTTGCAAATAATCATGGTGATCATCATCTGCATAAGTATGTGCTGCCAATTCTTCTACGGTGAATGGCTCAATCAAAGGTGCCTGGATTAGCTTACGGAGCATTTTCATTGTTGTTACTCTTCGCCGTCAGTATTTTCGTCAGTTGCATTAAGATCAACAACTTCAACTTCTAGCTCTTTGCTGCAATACTCTACTGCTGCTTTGTCACTTGATAGCTCACCAACCTCTATAAGGGGTTCAAGTAACTCAGCATCACCTTTCACAAGTGCGTTCGGTTCAAAAGGTTGATCAGCAATCACGCATGCAACCAGTACACGTGCTGTAATTTGTTTTTTAGCTGCCATGGTTAAGTCCTTACTTAAATAAAAAAGCCCCTTTTCAGGGGCAATTGGAGCATCAATTAAGCGGCTGCATTTTGGTAGTACTTAACAGCACCACCTACATCGATGCAGCGGCCACCTGTACGCATAAACGCTAAGAAACCAACTTGGCCTTTGCGGCTATACGCACTGTCTGTGAAACGGAAGAACAGCATTTGTGATACATCACGCACAATGTATTTAGAGAAATCACCAAATAACACCGACTTAGCGTTTGCTGCCATAGCTGGAATGTGTTGGTTAGTGGCATATGGCTTGCCCAAAATTGTATTTGGTTCAGCTGACTCAATACCAGGTAACCAAAGTGGACGGCCTTGACTGTCTTTAAGCTTCTTAACAATTTTGATTGATGAGTCGTTCATCATGTAACCGCACTTCATGCTACGGCGATAAGCTGGATCAACGCTGTGTTCTAGGTCAATAAGGTCATCAACAGTAATTGTTGCAATTTGGCCTGAACCGCCCACTTTACCTGCAGTGATATCTGCCAGAATACCGTGTGGCTTACCTGTACCATCACCATTAATAAATGCATCTTCTGATGTGCGGCCAATACGCTGGCCGATTAAGTTATTAATGTAACCCTCAAGATCAAATTGAGTGTCTTGCAACAATTGGAATGGCACTGCAATGACTTTTGAGCTGATCATGTGCGTATCAATGTTACGCACACCGAATGAAGTATCTTCGTCATCTGCTGTGGCATTTTCAGCTAACCATTCACCTTGCTCAGCGGTTGCGTTAGCTGTAGGCCAAGGAATTGTGGAACCTGTTTGTGTAGGTACCACAGTGGCCAGTTCACGCATGCCACCATAAGCTTTTAATGCCTGTGAAATACCAGGGGCAATTTCATCAGCAGTGAGGTAACCACCCTCTGATCCTGTACCTGTACTCATCGTATTTTTAGGGCTATCAATACGAGCTTGTACTGCAGCGCGTTGCTCTTCATTAAGCGCCGACATACCACCACGTAGCCATGATGCGTACGCTGCTTTTTCTTGCTGAATTTGATGCTCAGCTTCATCAGTAGAGATGCCGTTTTGGTCTGCACGATCTTGAATGGTTTGCTTTGACTTAGCCTGTAAATCGAGCACTTTTTGATGACGGTCAAGCTCACCGTCTAATGCATCGATTTTATTAACCAGATCATCGTATTTATTTTGCTTATCATCAGTCCAAGCTTCATCTTTTGGATGATCTGTGACTAATTGGTTTAGGGTGACAGCTAAACCTTTGCGCTGCTCCCGCTTATCTTGAATGCTAGGCATAATGTATTCCTCAATTTTAAGTATAAAAAAAGCACCTTTCGGTGCTTTCGATAGTGGTGCCAGCGGAGCTAGCTAGTTGCCAGCAACATGTTGGCAAATCGTTCTAGCCTTTCACGCTGCGGAAATGTGTTTTCAGGGGATTTGGGTTCAGGTGCGTTTTGATACGTCGTTAAATCCCACGCTTTATTGGTTGTTTTATCTGTGCTTTCGTCTTGCATAATGCTATCAACAAAGCCGTATTCTAAGGCTTCTTGTGCGGTGAACCATGTTTCAGCTTGCATCCAAGTGCGCACTTGCTCTTCGCCTGCATCTGTGCGTTTTTCATAATCATTAACAATGGTGTTATCAACTTTATCGAGCATGTCGGCTGTATCACGAATTTCTTGTGCATTACCCAAAGCAAGTGTCCAGGCGTAATGGATCATATAAAAGCCTGAATCAGCAATCTCAATTGTATCGCCGGCTAATGCAATACGTGTTGCAGCGCTTGCAGCAATACCATCAATATGAACATGAATTTTTGCAGGATGCGCTTTTAAACTTGAATAAATAGCTGTCGCTTCAAATACATCACCACCAGGGCTATTTATGTAAACATCGATATCCGTGGCATCACTTACTGTGAGCAAATCGCGCTTTATCATTTCAGCTGATACGCCCCACCATGCATCTATTACATCGTATATAAGAAATGCAGGTCGGTTTTCATCTGCATTGGCAAGTGGTGACTGCTGCTTGACTTGATAGCCAATTTGTTCACGGTTTTGGCAGTTGTTTTTAACTAACTGCATTAATTTTCGGCTATTTCTCATGGTTAATTGTCCGTTTGTTGATTGTTTGCGGCGATTGGATCGTAAGGAAATGCGTAACGGCCACCCAGTTCTGGTAGGTTTTCAAGCTTACGAACTTCATCAATACTCATCCAACCTGGACCTTGCGAACCACCAATTGCTTGGCGGTATGCTTCGTTGCGATCTTTTAGTGTTAGACGCATTAAATTTGCAGCAATAAACTCAGCAAACATGGGCTTATTTAAAAATAGTTTACGGTTTACTTCTTGTTCAAAGCGATTAAGGTGGGGCCCTAGCGTAAAACGCAAGAACGATAAGCCAATCTCACCAATGCCACTGCCCCAAGATGTTGTCTTTTGTTCTTGATTAACCATAAAGCTAGGCAAGCCAAACGCACGTGCAATATCTGTAATTTGAAATTCACGCGACTCAAGCAGCTGAGAATCTTTGGCTGACACACTCAGTTGCTTTACATCTGTACTGTTATCAAGAACCAGTGGAAACTTAGAGTTTTCGATACCACCATACGCTTTAACCCATGCGTTTCTAAATGACTCTTTTTGTGTTTCATCCCACTTGCCTTGTTTAACAACTGCTACGCGTTGTGTTGAGCCTGACTTGAAAAACTCGCCGCAGTGCTGCTCCATAGCCAGTTCAAGGCCAATACTGTTAAATGCGCCCCACTGAATAACCGACATAGACTTAAGGCCATTAAAACCAAAGCCAGGAAAGTGCAAAATATCATCCTGATCAAAGCCGCGAGCTATACCATCAAGTGTAAAAAAGTAATTTAAACGCCCGTTATTATTAACGACATTCATACCTACAGGGCTGATTGGTAGTATTTCTTCTACATCACCGTTTCTATCTCTAAGTAGAACAGCATACCCATCACCATGAAGCAGCATGCTCGATACGATAAACTCCCAAAATGCAGCTGCACTCCACGCGGGTGTTGGCTGTAAGTTAAATAAGTTAGCTAAACTATGGTTAGGGACTCGTTGTTTATCGTTGTTTTCGCTTTGTTCAAAGATATGTACGGGCATCTGAGCAATAGCGCCGGCAATTAATCGCACACAAGCAAAAACAATCGATACTTTCATGGATGTTTTTGGCGTAACCGCTGGGCCTGCGAATGACGGCATTACCCCAAATAAGTCAGCCAAAGAATTAATATCTTGTACTGATATGTCGTTTTGATCAGCTATATTGCTGACTTGTGTCGTGCTTTCGCTGCTTGAACGACTTAAAAAAGGGATTTTAAACATTAGAATTCCAAAAACTCTTGGTTAGAACCATCATCTTCCTCAGGCTGCCATGAACCAATAAAGGCAAGTAACATAGCAACGGCGGTATCAATTTTATTATCTTTATGCTCTTTGACTGGGCGTATATATTTGCCGTCCATGGTTTCTTTCGCTATTACGTTTCCTAAACACCAAGTAAGAACAGGATCACCATTGTGATGAATACGGCCCTGCCTGAGTAAGGTTTCAAACTCACGCATAGCCGGTGAAAAATTAGTGTAGTTTTGCGCGACTTTTATTGGCTCAATGCCTGTGTTGTTTTGTACACGCTGCGCGATAGGTGCCGCGCCTGCTGGGTCGTAAAACAAGCCTGTTATCTGATGATTTTCGTTATCAGTTTCAATCGCTCGTTCTACTTCATCGTAATCAATGCTTGTTCCGTCGCACTCTAAGAGGTCACCTTGATCAACCCAATCTCGGTATATATCAATTTCGCTTGCTTTTGCGGCAGTAACATAGGTTTTAGCAAACAGGTAGTAGTGAAGTTTGCCGTCAATTGTGCGGGTAAAGCAGGTTACATCGGCTGTTAAATCATCCGACTCAGATAAATCAACGCCTTTCGTTCCCTCATCTCCCAAGAACTCATCCATAGTGATAGAGTGATCAGCTGCTGCTTTCCAATCTTCCATGTTGAGCCAGCTTTCTCTAGCACCTACCCACAAATTTAAATGCTTTGTTTTAAAAGCGTTCTGCTTACGCGCTGATTGCTTGGCTTTGTTGAGTTGGTTTTTTAAACCATCAACATCGACTGAAATACCATAGTTAGGATTGGCTTTTATTAACGTATTTTCGTCTTGCCAATCATCATCTTTATCTGCTGCGTAGATAATACAGAATGTTGTTTCATCAACCCGTGTTCCCTCTAATAACTCTTGGCATTCTTTCCAATGTTGACCACATGGACCAAACCAATTAGAACCGGCTGTTGATATAATAAATTCAAGTGGCTGCTCCCTTGCCCCCATCCCTGTGACCATAGTATCGCGTTGCCTGTCATCAGGGTGTTCGTGATATTCATCGCATAAGTAACAACTCGGAGAACCACCATCACCAGGATCACCTATCAAGCGTTCAAACTTACCGCCGTCTGCTGTACTAGAAATTTGCTGGGCTAATAATTCAACCTTAAATTGCCGACGATAAGCAGGTTGCCTAGTGGCCATTTTATGGGCTGGTTGAAAAACCTCATTAGCTTGCTTCTGGTTGGTTGCACCACAATAAACTTCAGCGCCTGGCTCATCATCGTTCGACAACATGTACAGCCCAATGGGTGCAATCCACGTTGACTTGCCATTTTTCCTTGGAACATAAACCGCTGCAGATCGAAAGCGTCTGCGCTTGGTGATGATATGTTTCCAACCAAAGATTTGGGCTGTTATCCACTTTTGCCAAGGGCTTAAAGCAATTAAGGCGTCTTGCCCTTTCGCCCTTGCCCACTTACCCTTAACGTGACTAAAAGTTTCAATAAACCTTATGGCTTTAAGTGCAGCCTCCACATCAAAGTAATATGGAAAATCTTTTGTACCAGCGCGTTCTAAATCTCGACTTTCACGCTCAACAGCTAGTATCTCATAACGATTTGCAAGGCGTTTACCGCTTATAACATCGTTAGCGTACTGCTCTATATCAGCAAGGTGATCACGCTGAAACGTTGGGTAGTTTTTCCGCATCTAATACAAGTCATCAAACAGGCCAGGTTGTAAATTGTTAAACCTCTGGTCCGTTGCTGGACTACCACCAATCTGATTAATTAAGCTGTTTAGCTTTCGCCAATCATCGTTGTACTGAGCCACCTCAGGACGATTCTTATGTTGCGCGCCATTGCGTCCAACTGTTGTGTAGGTCCAACCAACATCCTCTTGGTCTAAGAACGCTTTTGTTTCTTCCATGCGAGCGATAACAACACAGTACTCTCTAAAGAACCGTGTGAAGTGTGGTTTAAAACGATTAATTTTCACATAAGCCGGAACATCCATTTCCCACACTTTTTGTTCAGGTTTTGACATACCACGCGGACGCGATTGGATCGCGATTTTTTTCGCTTCCTTATCGCTCATTTCCGCTTTTTCTTCGGTACCAGGAAACTGAACGACCTTATCGTCATTCTTCTCTGCTACTGATGGGTATCTACCTGACATAAACTAGCTAACTCTCTATAAAGTGGGCTTTTTCATTTCATTTATAGCCCGCATAAAAATCTCATTAGGGCGGCGGTGTACAGAGCAACCCGCTAGACTTTTGATGCCCCCGGGTGAGTGCTGTGTCTTGACTCACTTGCCGTTTTTTCTTTATCACAAGACTGGCAAATGGTCTGAAGGTTTTCTATTTTGTCATCGCCGCCTTGAGACAAGGGAACGATATGATCACATACCCCATGGTAAGGGCCATGCAGCTCAACTGATGTAAGCACTCCTTTGCTTTTACATATCTGGCAAAGGAAGTTATCGCGATGAAATATATATTCTCTTGTTCGTTGCCACACACGACCACCACGACCTGATTGCTGATGACTAAGACGCTTACGACCAAATGCTTTGCGGTGTGGGCAAGGCTCGTCATGATGTACCTTGCGACACTTACTACACCAGCTACCAGGTTTGTTAGCCATCTATGTTGTCCTGGCATAACAGCTGTGCATGATCGCTTTGCTGTAGCGCTTCCATTCTTGCTCGATGGAACTCTCTATCATCTTCATGCTTACGCGCTTCACGTTCGTCACGCTTATGTTGAAACCACGCATTAACTAAGAATGTTAATGCTGCGAATATAATCCCCAGTAATATAGCCCACTCATTCAAGCTAAATATCCCTCCAGCTGCAGTGCCTAAGCTTGCGCTGTAGGTCGTTACACTGACGGACTTTTGCATAGCTATATCACTTGTTTCTATTCGCATTGTTCCACTCTCGCGCTCTTAATAACTGCTCATTGCAGGTATCAATAACGGTCTCTAAATACACTGTGTACTGACTGTGGGATGTATTGTCTCCAACAGCTTGAATACTAACCTCACAAGGTTTAATGAACTCGTTAGGCATCTGCACAAACTCATACTCAGTTTGTACGACTGTTTTGATTACAGGCTCTAGCGTTGGCGTACTTGAACACGCTGATAACAGCGCTAGGCACACAGTCATTAGCCCAGTTCTTAGTTGTTTCATTAGTCGATAGCCTTAATGCATCAAGTTGTGAGTTAGTTGTTTGCAGCTTATTTTCGATAGAAGTAAGTTGTGCTAAGTGCTTTGCACGAATTTGTTCCAGTAAAGTGCGCTCTTTTAGTAATCTCTTATTTTGCTTCTCAGCATTTACTAAGTTGTTAGCAAGCATCTCAACCTGATTCTTATAGTTTTGAATAGTGCCGAGTAGTTGTTCGTTACTATCACGCGCTTCATCAAGCTCAGCGCTAACGCCCAAATATCGAAACACTGATATCGCAAGCATCACACCCAAGCCTGTAAACAATACCTTGTTTAAACTAAACATCGCTAAGCTCGCTCAAGCATAACTGGCGCTCTGCTTCACGGCGGTTAATTAAGCCTGGTAACTTCTGGCCATCAGCGTATACCCAACGCGATAACTCATTACACGCTTTCACTCGTTGGTCATTGTTCAAAAGTTTTAATAACGTGCTACTACGAAAGTTCCCAGCCCCCACGTTGTAATGAAATGACAAGTAAGCAGCATGTTCGCTTGCTGACATTGATACACTAACAGCTCTTAGCAGCTGCTTGTTATGTTCACCTAAGTCTTTAGCAAACAAACTTAAACATTCGTTCTCTGTGTAGTTCTTGCCAAGCTCAGCTGTTGCTGTGTGGCCAAAACAAGCGGTAACCACACCCACAGGATCGACATAGCCTGTTCTTATCTCACCTTCAAACTGTGCAATCGTTACGCCTGCAAGCGCAAGTACACCGGTAACACCAGCAGCTATTAGCTTGTTTACTTTCATAAGGGCCTCAAACGAAAAAACCCGCTCAGGCAAAGCCAAAGCGGGTCAACAACAGGAACGTGAGCTAAAAAGCAGAAACAAAAAAGCCCGAGGCGTTAACCTCGGGCTTTATGTTGTAGCTTTGCTAAGCTTACCTGAATTAGTATAGTTTCTGTCCGGACAAAAGCAATAGTTTTTGAAAAAAAGATCTAGGCTGCTTTGATAAGATCGCTAGCAACCCAACTAACTATCTCACCCACTATCGAAGATACCTTTGTTTTATTAATTTTAGTGCTCTGTGCGATCACTCTACAGCTCAAACCCAAGCTAAAGTACTGACGAGCAATAAGCGGGTAAGTAGGATCTAAATGCCGCATTCTCGCAATACTGGCATCAAGCACCTGCGCATAGTCATCTTTAATCACTAAAGGGCAACCGTTAATGTCTAGCTTCACTGAACGCGATGTAACAAGGTTCTGAGACTTAAGCGTTGGTAAGTTCTTCTCTCTCGCCCAAAGCCCCCATTGTGCTAAATCATTCTCAGCTTGTTCTCTTAGATCTAATTGCATCTTACATCCCCGCCGTATTGCTAATAACTTTAAAACTGTTTTGGTCACCCTGTTTTTTACCGTGACCACCCACCGTGACCGCTACAACCCTTATAAATACTACTATGGTCATACTGGTCATAGTGGTCATAGTGTTTTTACATACATTAGGAAGTAACATTATTGAATAGAATATAGATATCAGATGCGTCCGCTCGCACGCGCGCGCGTATGTGTGCGTGAAAACACCGTGACCACCGTGACCACCGTGACCAATCCAGTAATCACGCGGCTTGCAGAGGTCACCCCCTGCGGTCATGGTCATAGTAAAAACACTATCTAGCATCCCAAAAGCCCTCCGGCGGGTAATAAAAGGCAGGTCGTTTGCCATTTACGCGCTTTTTCTTTTTCTCAAAACCAAGGCGATGCATAATTTGGCCAACACGTTTTTGTTCAGGTGGACGCATAGCATGTGGGTCCATACTCAAAGCTTCCCCCATAATGTCAGCAATTGAATAATCAGAACGCATGTTCTTTTGTAGCCAATCATAAATAAGCCCCTCCCATACATCGGAGTCGAACCTATCCTCTTGCTGCTCTTCAAATAGGTGTTTGTATTCATCCGTAGGCCACCAAGGTGTCCCCTCATTTAATAAGTGAACAGCCTCGGCCCATAACTGATCTCTATCTCGCTTTATGGCCTCTTGGCATATCTTCGTACACATCACAGGCCAATAGCGCCGGTTACCCGTTGAGTCTTTTAAATACCTATCTTGGTTTGTGGTACCAATAAAAACACACTGGCGCGGGAATTCTTGAACCATGCGCCCATAACTAGGGCGATACCTATCAACCTGCGAACCAAAGAACTGTTTAGCTTTGGTGTTTTCAGCCTTATTAAAGGCATCAAGTTCTGCAAGTTCAATTCCCCACATCCCCTGCATTTGTTGAAACGTATCTTTTTCACCTAAAGCCATCGGGGTATCAGTAAACCAGTCACCAAATAGGTTGTGACACATTGTCGATTTACCCAACCCCTGTAAGCCCTCTAAAATCAACACCGAGTCAACTTTTACAGGTGGCCGCATTACCCGAACTACAGCAGAAACCAAAAAGAATGTGCCAACCATAGCCGCGTAATCAGAGTCTTCTACACCTAAATAATCATGCAACCACATAGCCACTCGCGGCTGACCATCCCACTTTATTGACGTTAAATAGTCCTGAACAGGATGAAAGGCATGCTCTTCTGAATGAACCAAAATAGCACCAAGTACATCACTGGGTTTGGGTGTAAAACCATAGCTTTCAGATAAGTAAATACGTAAGCGCTCTGTATCGGCATCTGTCCATTCACCAAGCTTTGCCATTTTAAACGGCGGTAACTTACGCTTAATGATCCGATAGCTAAAATTGCAATAACCTAAAACACCATCAAAAGCAGGATCATGTTCTAAAACCAACTTTGTATTACTGATATTCGCTTGCGGATTGCCAGCATTCGTTCTTTGGAAAAGCCGTTGCCACGGCTCATCCCCCAGTGAACGCTCCCGCGCGTCAGCGTTTTTCGGCGGAGGGTTATCACCATCATTAGCGCTAGGCTTATCAACAACAGCAGATAGCTGCTTTTTAACCTCAGCTAAACCTGCACTTACATGTAAGTCATTCCAATCTGTTAAAGAACGCGAGGCCATCAAGCAGCCTCCTTATTTAAAATACCAGAAAAATCTGGTGCAGCAACAAGGCCATTAACCGCAGCTGCTGCTTCATTCGCTTTAGTGATGCCTGGGTTACCTTTTGTATTAACGTCGTTATCTGCACAAAACAAAAAGGTCTTATCTTTTAGCTTTTCAGAAAATGCCAAAGCCACAGGTAACAAATTACCCGCATCAAGGGCCACCGCACACGGCCAGCCAGTAGCCATATGAATGCTCGCGCCCGTTGCATACCCTTCACAAACAGCCAAAATATTACAGCTACTTGCTTTACCAATAAAATGAAACAGCCCTGATTTACGGCCATGCTTTAAAAATAACTTGGTACCGGTATTGTTGATTACTTGGATGTTCCAAATCTGCTTATTAATATCAATGAGGGGAATGGCCAGACTGCCACGCTTGATATGTAAAAACGAAAAGTCCCGACCTTCATCTTCGCTAGGTAAAGTATCAAAGAAGGCTTTTATCTCTTTACCACCTTCAACTAACTCAGTAGTAAAGTTATCGCGAATAAGCAAAATAAACGACTTTTTAAAACCTAACACCCCATAGGCATTTACTTTTTTATCGCTTAAGTACTTATTTGATTTTATCGGTATAGTGAAGTTTTCAATGATGTATTTGGAAAAATCACTAATTACCCCATGCCAACGCTGGCGCGCTGCTTCTTCTTCAGCTTCTTTCGCTTCGCGCTCTTTTGCTCGTTTAGCGTAATCTGCGTTGAGTTTGGCTTGTTGCTCTGCCGTCATAGGTTCACGGCTAAACGTAAAGCCCTTATCTTTAGCCATGCCGATTACAGTACCAATCGTAACACCGCCGCCCGCTTTTACGCTGCGCCACATGCTTTTAACATCGCTTGGCTTATAACGCTCACCGGCAGCGCTCCACGAATCAAAAATATCAAAGCCTGCATCGGCAAACTCATTTTTAATGCCCATGGCAATTCTAACCCAGGTATCACGATCTAAATTTGGGTCAAGATACTGCAAAGCGTCTTGTACATCTTGTAGCGTTGCCTGCTGCATAATCAAAATTCCTGTTAAAAAACGCTCCCCTAAATTAGTATGTTTAGTGACCAAGCCAACAAACTAAAATAAGGAAGCTGAATATGTATAAATACCGTCTTTACTACTTGTGTGGAGAGGGAGACATGACCCCAAAAACATATACATCAACTAACCCTGTGCAAGTGGCTGATGTGATTGAACTTGAAAATGGTTTTTATCATCAAGTAACTCAGGTTCTTCAACAAAAGACAGGCGTTCGCCTTGCTCTGTCCAAATCTGCTCAATCTGCTGATGAGGCAGAACTTCTAAGAGAGCAACTAGAACACCCCCTAAAGTTCTAGCAGCCTCTTTCGAGACTTCTAATTCACTAAATTTTGTCAGCGGCCACATAAGTCTTGCTTGTGTATCAACACCAGCCTGATGAATTCCCATACTACATACCCAAACAGCAGCCCTAACCTTTTGTTCTAATGTCGGCTTTGGTACAACGACTTTAAGTTCGTGTAGCTTGCCAGGGTTAGGGTTCAACAAATTAGCCAACACAACAGGATTGATATTGCGTAATTTTTCTAATAACTCAGTTTCAGTCATTTTCAGGCCTCACTGTTTTTATTCACCGCAACAAACTCTGTCAGAGTTGAAGGCAGTAAATCTTCATAACGTTTCGAAAAAACAGCTCGTGCAATGCCTAACATCCCCTCACTTGGATAAAGACAAATCACGCTATTCATATCGTCTTTATTGAAATGAGTTACCAGAACAACCAAATTATCCTTATGCAGCAGCTCATCAATATTAGTGCGCACTAGATTAGCCACATGAGGGTCTAGTTTTTTAAGTGCAGAGCGTAAACGATCAAAGAGTGGGGTTACTGCCGAAGTATCAACAGTAAAACTAAGCCCAATTCCGCCAACGGCCATAAATCACCTGTATAAAAAAACATATATTCGTTTAGCTAAATTCCCACGTATTGATTGGCTAATCTAAAAGCTCAACAACACAGGAACCAAACCATGAAAAAAATCCAATCAAGCAGCTTGTTTTGTATCCTCTGGCGGATAAATGTCAGGTCTCAACTCATGACGAGAAACGCCCGTCACTCTCTCAATCAAAATAACTTTATCTGGGGCCACTTTCCCGGTTCTTAGCCAATAAGAGATATTTTGTTGGGAGCTCCCAATGGCCTTGGAAAGCTTTGTTTGAGCACCTGCTATTTTTATAGCTTTTTCAAGAGCAAGGTTTTTTGAGTTCATACTCTACCTCTAAAAGAAAATAAGTTGAGCATAAGATTACAAATATATTTGTTTTTTGCAACTAATATTTTTGTGGATACAGCCTACAAATTATTTTGTAACATTATAATTATGTGAATAACGTCAGGTTTATCATGAGTGATTTAGGCAATCGGTTAAAACAAGCGCTAGCATCTAGGGGTATAACGCAAAGTAAACTAGCTAAAGAAATTGGGGTCAGCCAACAGTCCATTCAGTATTTATCATCAGGTAAAGCTCGCAAATCAGGGCATACAGCTTCGATAGCAAGGGCCTTAAATATTTCTGTTGATTGGCTAGAAAAAGGGATTGGTCAAATGGAGGTTGATATTGACAATGCTTTACCTACATACAAAGTTTTATCGAGCATCCCATTGATAAGCTGGGTGCAAGCTGGCCAGTGGGCAGATATCCAGCTTGGAGAAATTGAGCAATTTTATCCATGCCCTGAGAATCATAGTCAGTACACTTATGCATTAGAAGTTAAAGGTGAGTCTATGTCACCTGATTACATCAATGGTGAAATAATATTTGTTGATCCTGAAGTTGAAGCAAGAAACGGTTCATGTGTAGTAGTTAGACAAAACGGCAATTCTGAAGCAACATTTAAACAACTCATAGTTGATGGAAATCAAAAATACTTAAAAGCACTTAATCCTAACTGGCCATCACCAATTATAGAAATGCTACCAGATGCAACAATCTGTGGTGTAGTTATTGGAAGCTACAGGAAAAGAAACTAAAACGATAAGGGAAAAGGAAGAAATGTCACTAATTGAATGCAAAGAATGCAAAAAAGAGATAAGTAAAAAAGCAACTAAATGCCCACACTGCGGCGCACCAGCCAAGAAAAAAACATCCATTTTTACTTGGCTTGTTTTAGTTATTATAGTTTACATAGTTTATTTGGCTGGAAAAAGTCCTTCACCAACAAGCCCTGTCAGTAGCAAGGAAAAAAGCCCAAGCCAAACAAAAACTGATACTGAACAAGCACCTGAAAACAATACCCCATGGACTTTAACTTCAGATAAAGATGAGATGACTGGAGAATCAAGCGAGTACATGATTTCAGACAGTGTTTATCCAATTAGAAAAATGGATTTTCCTTATCATAATGTGAATGCAAGCCTAGTTGTTGCATGTGATAGTAAAAGAGAGTGGGCATATTTCGCGTTTAATACTTCCCCAAATCTTGCCAATGATGAGACACAAGATGGTTACAACTTGATCAACACTAGAATAAAGTGGGGCGAGCAGTTGCAAGATGCAATATTAACGCAAAGATGGAATTCTAAGTTCATTCAATTTCAAGACAGTAAAGCTGCTATTAATAATATTATGAAGTACAACATTGCGAGACTTGAACTACAGTGGCATGGTGAGAAACCAGCTCACTTTGATTTTTCGCTAAAGGATTCAAGCGCATCTATTCAAAAGCTACGAAACAAATGCT